GTTGTCAACACACGATGGTTATAGATTAAAGTTTAGTAAAACGTTTATCAGTGCTACACGACAATGGCACGTAGAGTTTAACAAAGATTTAAATGGACTAACAAATAGATATGAGTTCTTTTTAACTGATGAAGAACTTAAACATTTTAAGGACAGCATATAATGGCAGTTCAAGAAGGAACAAAAATAGTCACAGGATTAGTTGTTGGTCGTAATAAAGTAGTAGTGCCACCAGAAGAAGTTGAAGACTTGGCAGCACTGGGCTGTACGGACAGAGATATTGCTAACTGGTTTGGTGTAGATGAAAATACACTGAGATATAGTTTTAGCGAATATTTACTAAAAGGGCGTGAGAACTTAAAGATTAGTTTAAGGCGTGCTATGTTAAAGAATGCCTGCGTAAACTTAAATGCCGCTGTTCAAATCTTTTTGGCAAAGAATATGTTGGGAATGAGTGATCAAGGTATGAACACAGACTCGGCTAAAGTATTACCATTTACAGATGATGAAGATGAAAAGCCAACTGATGAACAACTCAATGAAATGAAACAAGAATATAAAGAACTAAATGGCACTGAGTAAAGCACAGCGACTTATAGCACAATGCCCAATGCGATTCCGTGTTGCTGTCTGCGGACGACGCTTTGGTAAGACTCACTTAGCGATTAGAGAGTTAGCCAAATACGCCAGTCAACCTGATCAAAAATGTTGGTACATTGCTCCTTCATATCGTATGGCTAAACAGATTGTATGGAAGAAGTTAAAGAAAAAACTACTCAGCATCAACTGGGTAAAGAAAGTCAACGAAAGTGATCTAACCTTGGAGTTGGTCAACGGCAGTGAGATAAGTTTAAGAGGTGCTGACAACTATGACTCATTGCGTGGTGTAGGATTAAACTTTATTGTATTAGACGAAGCCGCTGACATTGATGAAGAAGCCTGGTACGAAGTTCTAAGACCTACGCTCAGTGACACAGACGGGCATTGTTTATTTTTGGGCACACCCAAGGGTATGAACTGGTTTAAAGAGTTGTATGACAACTATCTAACTAAGTCTAACTGGATGTCCTTCCAGTTTACTACATTAGATGGTGGCAACGTTCCCAGTGATGAAGTAGCACAGGCCCGTGCTGACTTAGACATTAGAACATTCCGCCAAGAGTATGAAGCAACCTTTGAAAACTTCTCAGGCATTATTGCTTATGCTTTTAGTCAACATAACATTAAACCAGCAGAAGAACTCACAGCAACAGAACCTTTAATAGTGGGCACAGACTTTAACGTGAATCCAATGTCCAGTGTTATTATGCGTAAAACTAAAACAGGATTACACGCTATAGATGAAATAGTATTACACGGCAGCAACACCAATGACTTAGTAGATGAACTACGCAACCGCTATCCAAAGAATCCTATTACGGTGTATCCAGATCCTGCGGGAGTTCAACGCAAGACAAGTGCCAACGGACAAACCGATATTAAAATATTACAGAACGCAGGCTTTGAAGTAAAGTATCATAGACAGCATCCACTTGTTAAAGATAGAATAAATGCTGCCAATAGTTTATTCCACAAGCGTGAGGATGATACAACTAAGTTCTACATTGACGCTAAGTGTAAGCACACAATAAAAAGTTTACAGCAGTTCTGTTATTTGGAAAACACACAAGTGCCAGATAAGAACTCAGGCTTGGATCATATGTTTGACGCACTGACTTATGCTATAGAATACTTGTTCCCAGTACGACGTGAACGTGAACAACAAGAACCTCAAAGATGGGGTGTAAGATAATGCTAAATATAACTAACACTAAGTGAGACCCCACTATGAATGAACTACTAATACAAGCCTATGCTCGTGCTACCTCAACTAACTATCTATACACACGACATCGTGATAGATGGGAGTTTTTACTCAACTCTTATGTAGGTGGAGATGAGTATCGCAAAGGTGAATACTTACACAGGTATCAACTTGAAAGCGATGGAGAATACAATCGCAGACTTATTAGCACACCTTTAGACAATCAAGTAAAAAGTATTGTCAGTTTATACCAAAGTTTTTTGTTTAGACAACAGCCAGACCGAGAGTTAGGCTTGATGGAAAACAATCCTATGGTCATAGACATACTTGAGGATGCTGACTTAGAAGGTAGAAACTTTGATGCGTTTATGCGTGAAGTTGGTGTATGGAGTCAAGTATTTGGACATTGCTGGGTGGTAGTATCAAAGCCCGATGTAGGTGCTACTAACTTAGGTGAAGAGTTAGCACAGGGCGTTCGTCCTTATATGAGTGTTTTAACACCTTTAAGTGTAGTTGACTGGCTTTGGGAACGACAAGTAAATGGCAGTTATCAACTATCAATGATACGCTATATTGAAGAAATCAATGACACACAAACTACGGTCAAAGAATGGAACAACAATGAAATCATTACCACCGTTATTGACAATAACCAAAAACGTGCTACAACCGTATCAACGGAGCCTAATGGTTTAGGTATGTTGCCTTTTGTTCAAGTATACGCAGAACGCAGTCCTGTAAGAGGTATTGGTCTAAGTATTGTAGATGACATCGCGGACCAACAACGTCAAATATACAATGAGATGAGCGAAATCTATGACAGCATTAGACTTGATACTCATCCCAGTTTAGCCGCTACTATAGACACAGATGTTGGCACTGGTGCCGGTGCTTTAATACGTTTACCAGACAACTTAGCACCTGAACTAAAGCCTTATATTTTAGAGTTTAGTGGTGCTCCTATTGAAAAGATTTATGCTTCTATCAACGAGCGTAAAAAGATGATTGATGGTATGGCTAACGTAGGTAGTGTTCGTGCTACAGAAATACGTGAGCAAAGTGGTATTGCTATACAAACTGAATTCACCCTTCTCAACGCACGTTTATGCTTGCTGGCAGATAATCTCCAACTTGCTGAAGAACAAATATGGCAACTTATTGGCAGTTATTTAGGTATTGCTTGGGATGGTGAGATTGAGTATCCAGGTAGTTTTGAAATGCGTGACACAGAGCGTGAACTACAACAACTTACTACAGCATATAACACCATACAAGATCCAGTAATGCGTGGCTATTTGGCAGCGGCTATTATGAAGTGCGTGGATGTAGAAAGTCCCGAACACGAACTTGCTGAACAACAAGCAGAAGTAGCGGGTGTTCCTGCTCCAGATGAAACATTACAAGAGGAAGAGTAAATCTTCCTTTTTAACAACTAAATATACGTATAGCAAACTACTTGCTAACTAAACATACGGCTAAGACCCGGCAAAAGGACTACGATGACCGAACAACAAACATCGGCTACAGAAGCAACTGAGGCTTCTACAGAAACTACTCAGGCAGAACGAACTTATACGCAACGTGAAGTTGACGATATGTTGGCAAAAACTAAAGGTGCTATCACCAAAAAGATTGCCAGCAAATACGAAGACTTAGGTGACCCTGATGAACTTAGAAATATTGTTAGTCAATATCAAAAGCAACAACAGGATCAGCAACTCAAGCGTGGTGAGTTTGAAAAAGTGCTACAGGAGAAAATGTCCCAGAGGGACGCAGAGATCCAAAAGCGTGACAGAATAATAGAGGCATATAAAGTGGATACACCATTGTTAGACGCAGCCGCAAGATTTAGAAGTGTCAACCCTGAACAAGTCAAGGCTTTAGTTCGCAACAACGTTAGATTAAACACTGACGGCGAAGTAGAAGTATTAGATAGTAAAGGTATGGTGCGTTATGACGATGCTGGTAAGCCACTTAGTGTAGATGCTTATGTCAATGAGTTTTTACAATCAAACCCTCATTTTATACAACCAACAGCCAGTACGACAACAACTCGTAGTAGCGTAGGATTTAAAGCAGATAAGTTTGATGCCACGAAACTGGATATGAAAAATCCTGAGCACCGTAGAATGTATGCTGAGTCTAAGAAGCCTCGGTAATAAGAAATATTTTATTTTAAGGAAATAAACAAAATGGCAAGCCCACAAAATGATTCCGCACTAAACGGCGAACTCTTCCAGAACCTTTTGGTTCAAAGTCAATATGCTTTATATGAATCAAGCATCGCACGAGCAGTATCTACGGTATTTGATTATCCTGTAGGTGCTGGTAAGCAAGTATCAGTTCCAATCTGGGCTGGTATGACATCAAGCAAGCCTAATGAAGGTGTTGCTCCAGCAGCCGCAGAAACTAACACAACGTCAAAGACAATCGCATTGGCTGAACACGTATGGTATGCTCAAATCACTGATATGTTGCGTGATAGTGCTGCCGAGAACGTTATGAGTGCTATGGCTACACAAGCCGGTAGTGCTTTGGCTGAAGGCTTAGACAAAGAACTAATCGCATTGTTCGCTTCTGGTGACATTACACAAACGGTTGGCACAGCAGGCAGCGACAACGTTATCAACGACCTAATGATGGCTGCGGCACGTATTCGTGCTAACAAGTATCAAGGTCAAATCTATGCTATTGTAAATCCTTTACAAGCATATGGTATCAAGAAAGCCCTAACAGGCAACGCCGCTTTGGCTAACACTGGTGTTCAAAATACCGTTTTGAATAACTACTTCGTTGGACAAATCGCTGGCATTACAATCTTGGAACACGCTCTTGTTGCTATTGATGGTAGTGATGACTCTACAGGTTGCGTATTTGCTCCTGCGGCATTTGGTTTAGCACAACGTGGTGGTGTCACAATGGAAACTCAACGTGTTGCCGCTAAACGTGCTGAAGACCTTGTAATGACGGTTGTTGCTGGTGCTGGCATCCTACGCCCAGAGTTGGCAGTTAAATTCATCGGCGACGCTGTTCTAAACTAATCAATGAAAGGACTATACGATGGCATTTAACTATTCTGGAAACACTTTTGTAAGTTTTGCTAACTATGCGGATGTCACCGTACGAGACCAAAGATTCTTTGAAGCAAACGAAGGGTTTACGCAACTTGATGTCAATGATTTATTGGCACAAGCAAGTCAACGTATACTATCACAGATTAGAAGCACCGACTGGTGGAGCAGTTATCAGTTTAAACGCAACACAGGTTTAAACTATGATAGCAGGCTTATACCAGTAGTCAACCCTGATAGGATTAAATATCGCGAACAAGATTTTAAAGACTTAAACGTTTATTTTTGTATGACAGAGTATTTGCTACCACGTGTAGCAGACTTTGGCAACGAAACAAGTGCGGAAGTAGTTAAAATAGCGTTTTACAAGGATCAATACTTGGCGTTGTTTAAAGAACTTATTGAGGCTGGCGACTGGTATGACTATGATGCGGATGGCAACGTTGAAACAGCAGAGCGTGAACCTACAAGATTAAACTTAGTGAGAGTAAGATGAGAACAGCATTACTAACTTATTTGACAGCAAACTTGACAAGCACCATAAGTGTTAGTCAAGAGTTGCCCTTTGAACAAGGTGGTAATCCGTTATATCTAAAGAATATGCGTAAAGTTTATATTGACGAACCTTTTACAGAACAGGATCAACTTATTCCTGTTTTAAGTGGAGTTGACATAAACCAAAACATAACTCGCATTAGAGGATACTTGGCAGTGGACGCAAAGAATCGCAACACTGATTTGAATA